CAAAATCAAGTAATTGAATTTGTACATCAATTTTAAACCAAGCAATCGTTCCGTCGGCTTCAGAGATTTTTTTAAACGTTTCTTGACCAAATTTACTACTAATAATGATTTGTGTTATAATATGAGTGATTGTTTGACCTTGCGTAAATTTAAATTCTCTCTTAGTTGCACTCATTTCAACTTTTGATTTATCTAATTTACCAGTATCAGGATTATATGATGATGATTCTCTTTGCATAGGGTATGTACCACCCGAGGCAGCATTGAATCCCATATCGCTGTTTCCAATTTCATTATTACCAAAATTTGTTGTAGCAGAAGGTGGAGAAATAACTTTTACCGGAATGTATTCAAATGGTGTAACAGTGGCTCCTCCGCTAACATCTGGCGTTTCAGCATCTAACCCAAAAGAATCATTTCCATCCTTGGGAAATATAAAGACATATTGATTTTCTTTAGTTTGATGGTTACCATTTTTTACATTATTTTTTTGTTCTTCATTTAAAACTGCTGATAAAGATTGTTCGCCCGTAGCTAACAATTCTAATACACTTGAGCCAACTAGAGTAATATCCTTATAAATGGTATTAGTAACTTTACCCATCGCCTGATGATTAAAAGGTATTGCTTCAACTTTGTAAGAACTTCCTGATTCTGTTACATCAAATTTTACTGATAATAATTTACAGGTAAAATATTTTGATACTTTTAATTTTACCGGAGTACCGTCATCCTTATATCCTTGGAAGTCTAATTTTAAAAGGTAAGGTGTGTTGTCTAAGTAACTAGCATACCCTGCTTTTAATGCTGCATTTTGAAGACTTTGTAAAAATAATCCCATCGAATAAGGTTCGTAAATGTCAAACGTAAATTTTATAGCGTTAGAATTTCCTGTTTTTTGATTGGGAGCAATAACTGATGTCATAACAAAGTTATTAACAAAATATTCGGGAGCCCCGTATTCTGTTCCTACTCTATATTGATCATACCTACCAGCAGACGCAAATATTATACCAGACTGAATTACGTTGCCAACTGGATCTACATATGCATCGCCGGCAAATGCTGCACCCGATCCTCTGTAGGAACGAGGATTGTTAAATTGTTTAGGAGTTAAAACTGCCAATGTCCATAATGGCGAATAAGATGCAAAGCTATCTAATGGATTAGAAATTAATTCTGATTTATATGAGGGGCTATATGTAAAAACGCTATCGTTACTGCCACTACCGCTGGCATTAGAAGCGTTATTTGTATTAGCAGAAGACGGTGCCGCTGAAACTGATCCATCAGTATTTTGACCCACCTTTGTTGTAGCACTAGCCGGACGCTCATTGGTAGTTTGAAATGCTGAACCTTTTTGTACCTTTGAAGCAGGTGCAGTTACCTTTGGACTATAAACGCTTAATGGCATCTTATACTCCTAAAAATGTAGAAAGATTAGATTTTTTAGGTAGATAAATTTGTGTTCCGGGTAAAAAATCAAATATAGGATCTTTTAAAATATTCATGTTTCGTTGTGTAAATACCCACCACAGTTTACTATCATAGTATAAATCATAAGCTAAAAGATCTGGTCTATATTTGTACTGATTTTCAATAATGTATAAAAAATCATCTGGTTCAGATGGCACTGGTCTAATTCTTAAAGTTTCAAGATAAAGATTATTTTGTGTAGTTAAGGACCACGGACTATTATTATTGTAAATTGCCATATTATATTAATCCTACCTCTTTTCCTGCTGCAAAGTTTTGTAAACTAAACTTACGTAAACGTTCTCTGTTGTATACTGGCATTAGCGTTACAGTTAATGACGAAAGAACTGGCACCCATGTGCTTGTGCCGCCACGAAGTACTTCGATATAATTTACATCGTCTTTTAATTCTATTTGAAAGGATTTAACTACTACTGGTATATTGTTTAATAACTGAGGACCGTATCCAGAAAGTGTACACACAATTGGAGGGTTACCAGCAAACGCTCCTTCACCATAAAACATTTTTGTTGCAGATCTTAAAAACATAGTAGCTTCTAAATAATATTCGCCATCTGTAGAAGTCTCTGCTGGAAAATCTCCGCTGATAGTTATATCATCTACTTGACTATTTTTATATGCTTGAAATGGAAAATTACTGTGAACCGGATCAATTGATGAATAATTTGCCTTACTGGAAATATTCATATTTGGTGTAAAAGGGAATACCAATCCCCTAGTTAATCCTAATCTTGGAAACGTACCGGCACCAAATAAAGTATCAAAATCACAATTAAGACGAACACGCCAGTCGCCCTCTAATGCCGGTGTTAGATTAATTCTTGCTGTTTGTTCAAAAAGTTCAGCACCACTAGGTAAGTTTTTTCCTCTGCCTCGACTTAAAATATTATTAAGTACGCCGGCGGCAGCAGATATTTGACCAGCGGCAGCAAGTATGCCAGAGCCAACTCCTCCTGAGCTAGCTTCTCCGCCAGTCAGAGCATTAATAACCCCTGCAGTATCCGATGCTGCGTTTGATATTACACCAGCAGCCGACCCGGCAAGACCTAACGCACCTCTAAAACCACCAACAATAGTCGATACACTACCATTAGTTCCATTAGTAGAACTAGCACCACCCAAGGACCTTTGAGAGTTATTAGCTGCGCCGGCTGTAGTTGACCATGCTACGCCTGCTCCTCCGCTAGCTCTAGATACTTTATTATCTAAATCAGACTTAGAAGTACCAGCACCACCAAATCCTAAAAATCCACTAACAGCATTAGTAGCTTTACTTGCGGCAGCAGATGCATCATTTAAAAATTTTGTAACTGGGTTAACTGATAGTGACATTTTGGTGATCTTTCCTCTGTTTACTCTATTTATTATTATAAAAATGTGCTATTATTATAAGTAGTAGAGGACTGATTATTGATGAACACAACAATACCAAAAATAAAATATCTAACAAATAAAGATTTATTAAGAGAAATACACCTAAGCAAAAACACTTACTGCACATTTACAGATCCAACTTATTCAGAATATGATATGATTGTTACGGATCTTAGTAAAATTAACATTCGAACCATTGCAGAAGCCAAACGTAACAAAGCAGCTAAATTATCTAAACAAGCACACGAAAGAGCTCAACTTACTGATAAAAAAGCATCGGCTAGAGATCATGAAATTGACTATAAAAAAGTAGCCAAATCTGATGTTGTGTTTAGGGTCATGACATTCGATCATGTTCCGCTTGCTCCTGGTCGTAAAAAGACTGTTAAGTCTAGAGCTGACAGTCACGAAAAAGTAAACTTTCCTCCTTTTCAACATTGGAAGTTTGATGAAAATGACAATCTAATTTGTGTGGGTAAAAGCCATTGGAAGGGCGATGTACAACTAGGCGAATTTAATAAAGAACACGGACAAATGACTAACAATCTGGCTCGTATGTTTATTAAATTGTGCGAACGATACGCTACCAGAGGTAACGTTAGAGGTTACACATACAACGACGAAATGCGGGGACAAGCTATTCTGCAACTAACACAGATAGGTTTACAATTTGATGAATCTAAATCTAATAATCCTTTTGCTTATTATACTGCTGCTGTCACTAACTCATTCGTGCGCATCATTAACATCGAAAAACGTAATCAAAATATTAGAGACGACATACTAGAAATGAATGGTATGAATCCTAGCTGGACCAGACAAAACAGTAGCGGTAACAATTACAGCGGCCCTGTAACAGACGGTAGTGGTGGCGGTGGCGATTGGGATTGATTTTTAAATCCTGTTGTTATAAAATACATCTATGAATCTATTTAAAAAAGTAGCCTGCTTTACTGACATCCATTTTGGACTCAAAGGCGGCAGTAGGGTCCACAATCAAGATTGTGAAGATTTTGTTACATGGTTTTGTGAAACAGCCAAAGCTAATGGTTGCGAAACAGCTATATTTCTAGGCGATTGGCATCATAATAGATCAACTACTGATGTCAGTACAATGAATTATACTGTTAGTAATCTAGAAAAATTGAATAATTCGTTTGAACGTGTATATTTGATCCTAGGTAATCACGACGAGTACTATAAAGACAAACGAGAAATACACAGTTTAGAATTTGCTAGACTATTTCCTAACATTGTACCCATTAACAAAATACATACCGACGGTGATGTAACTATTATGCCTTGGTTAATTGGTGACGAATGGCAAAAAGTTTCTAAAATTAAAAGCCGCTATATGTTTGGTCACTTAGAACTTCCGCACTTTTATATGAATGCCATGGTGCAGATGCCAGATCACGGACAGTTGCAGAGCACACATTTTCAAAATCAAGAATATGTGTTCACTGGACATTTCCACAAGCGTCAGACCAGCAGAAATATTACCTACATTGGTAATGCATTTCCTCACAACTATGCAGATGCAGGCGACGATGATCGCGGCATGATGATTTTAGAATGGGGCAAAGAGCCCGAATATCATACTTGGCCTGGACAACCTGTGTTTAGAGTCTATAAACTCAGTCAAATTGTAGAAGAGCATGAAAAGTATTTGCGTGAAAAAATGCACGTCAGGGTCAATATTGACATTCCTATTACGTTTGAGGAATCCAATTTCATCAAAGAAACATTTATTAAACAATACAAGCTACGAGAAATGATGCTGATTCCGCAAAAAGAAGAAATGCAAGACATAGAATTTACGGGTGATATTGCATTTGAAAGCGTAGACACTATTGTTGTTAACCAGTTAACAGCCATTGACTCAGAAGCATACGATAAAAAACTGTTATTGGACATTTACCATAATCTATGATTAGAATTAAAAATTTAACTGTTAAAAACTTTATGAGCGTTGGAAATCAAACCCAAGCCGTAGATTTTGACAAAGGTCACCTAACTCTAGTGTTGGGCGAAAACATGGATCTAGGCGGAGACGATACTGGGGCACGTAACGGTACTGGTAAAACCACTATTATCAATGGTCTCAGCTATGCAATCTACGGCAATGCTTTAACTAACATTAAAAAAGATAACCTAATTAATAAAATCAACAACAAAAGTATGTTGGTTACTGTGACATTTGAAAAAGACGGATTAGAATATCACATAGAGCGTGGTCGTAAACCTAATCTATTAAAGTTTAGTATTAACGGACAAGAACTGCAGAGCATAGATCAAGACGAAAGTCAGGGAGATAGCCGAGAAACACAAAAGGCCATCGAAGATACTTTTGGAATGACTCATGATATGTTTAAACATATTATGGCTCTTAACACTTATACTGAGCCTTTCCTAAGTATGAAGGCCGGGGATCAACGAGATATTATTGAACAACTGCTGGGTATCACAATATTAAGTGAAAAAGCTGACAGTCTAAAAGAAAGTATTCGTCTTTCTAAAGAATTGATCACACAAGAAAATACAAAAATTGAAACTGTCAAACTCAGCAATCAAAAAATTCAACAGAGTATTGATGCGCTGCAAAGAAAACAAACACTTTGGCAGCAGACCAAAGAAGCAAACATCGATAGCCTAAATAAATCTATCAAAAAACTCAGTTTGATAGACATTGAAAAAGAAATTCAAGCACATAAAGATCTTACAGAATGGTTAAAAACTAAGTCTGATATTGACAACGTTAATAGTCTTATCAGTAAGTTGAATATACAGCTGGAAAAAGAACAAAAAATTCTTGTTAGATCAGAATCTGAATTAGCTCAACTACTAGATCACAAATGTCATGCCTGTGGACAAGATATCCACGACAGTAAACATACAGACATGCTAGCACAAAAACAAGCAGCCGTAGAAGAAAGTCTACGTCTGGTACAGGAACATGAACAAGAATTTGCAGCTCTTAATGAAGCAAAGTCTATTCTTGGTGAATTGGGCCCACAACCTGCAACAAACTATGACAGTTTAGAGGAAGCACTCAATCATAAAAATACTGTAGACAACTTGATCAAAGAAGTTGCTACTAAAACTAAAGAAGTAGATCCCTACACAGAACAAATTGAAGAATTAAAAAATACAGCACTACAAGAAATTGACTGGAATTCTGTAAACGAACTGACCCGTGTTAAAGAGCATCAAGAGTTTTTACTTAAATTGTTGACTAACAAGGACAGTTTTATTCGTAAAAAGATTATTGATCAGAATCTAAGTTTCTTAAACAACAGATTAGGCTACTATCTTGATGCAATCGGATTACCTCATTCTGTTAAGTTCCAAAACGATCTTACTGTGCTGATTACACAGCTAGGGCAAGATTTAGATTTTGATAACCTATCAAGAGGCGAGCGTAATCGTTTAATTCTAAGTTTAAGCTTTGCATTCCGCGACGTGTGGGAAAACCTCTATCAAAATATCAACTTATTGTTTATTGACGAGTTAGTCGACAGTGGCATGGATGCTAGCGGTGTGGAAAGTTCTATTAAGATACTTAAGAAAATGACTCGTGAACGTGATAAGAATGTATTTTTAATCAGTCACAGAGATGATTTAACTAACAGAGTTAATCAAGTTCTTAAAGTTATCAAAGAAAACGGGTTTACTAGCTACGCTACAGATGTAGAATTGGTATGAGTACAGAAGCGCACGACAGAATGATCTATGCTTTTCAGCAATATTTCAAATGGCAAACACGTTTTGAGTACAAAAGATCAAAAGAGGCCGGAATTAAGGCACGATATTGGCTATCACAAATACGTAACGAGGCAAGCACAAGGCGAGTAGAAATACAAGATAAACAAAATGAAAGAAAAGCGGCCAGAAAAGGCATAGTGGGGAGACCTCCAAACGTAAGTAAGGACATATGACATGGACTTATCACGGACAAACTGTAGACCAATTACCTGAAGATTGTATAGGATTTGTTTACATCATCACTAATTTGATATCTGGGCGCAAGTACATAGGCAAAAAGCTGGCAAAATTTTCAAAAACAACTTATAAAACAGTCAAACTTAAAAACGGCAACAAAAAGAAAAAGAAAATTCGCAGTAAAATTGATTCAGATTGGCGTGATTACTACGGGTCTAATCAAGAATTGCTAGCAGATGTACAAAATTTAGGCGCAGAAAACTTCACAAGAGAAATACTTTTTTACTGTAAATCCAAGGCAGAATGCAGTTATATTGAGGCTAGAGAACAATTTACGCAGAAAGTTTTGGAATCAAAAGACTATTATAACGGTCATATTCAAGTAAGAGTACACGGCTCACATATACTCAAGGCTCAAGAAAACAAGGCAAAATAATGCGGTTTTTGGCTAGCGCAGGCCTAATTTCATGCGCTCTAAACCTGGTCTACGTGTACGCAGGGATGGAAATCTTCGCCGCAGAAGTACTCAGCAACTACCCATTTGGATGACGATCGCTAACTAAGCCCTGCGATTTTGCTGTTTGAAAAGAATATAAAAGGCAAAAAGAGGGGAGAAAAACCCCACGTGTGCGTTAGTGATAGCAGATTAACGTATACCGCCGTTGTGATAAGACGGAGCTCGTGGTACCGGACAACCGCCACTGTAATGCTCTACTGCTGTGTGACATTGTGCAACTCAGATAATGTTCATTTTTTTAGCCCGAGTCTGGGCTAAGTGTGACTGAACAATCTAGATAATATTTAAAGTGCTTCGCACTAACAATAAATTATAATTAAAAAAAGAAAAGTTGAGCTGATTGCGAAGCAACAGCGAAAGACGAAGCCTTGCTTCGTCAAATAAATAAAGAATAACTTTAAGGAATTGACCTTTTATGAAAGTCAAAGATCTAATCGTCGAAAACAAAATAGACGAAGCACCGATGGGTACATTAAAATCGTTTGGATTAACATCACTATCAAAAGTTAGTCCTACAGCAAGTGGAAAATTACAATCGGGTACTATGGCTAATCAGTTGTCTGCTGATTTCAAAGAGTATCTTGGTAAAACAGGACAAACAGCCGAACCTGATATTGTATTGGCTTTCTTAAAGTCTAAAGGAATCCCTACAGATAGTGCTGAGAAAATTATTGCAGCAGGTCCAGACAAAGGTGTGCTTGCTAAAGGCATGGACGCTGTCAAGGGAATGTTTAAGGGCAAGCCAGGAGAACAACCTCAACAGGGAAATCAACCTACTCCTCAAGATACTAATCCTCAACCAAAAGGAAGAATTGAGCCTAAACTAGAACCAGAACAACCACAACCGAGTGCAGAAAAACAACCGGCGCAGAAACCCAACTTTAGTAATCAGCTAGGTGGAGGACAACAAAAAATATCCACCGGCGGAGCAACTGCACCTGCAGGCGGATTACCGTCTACAACAGATCCTAGAACAGCAGTTAATAAGCCAGCTGCAGACACAACAACTGCACCACAACAATCAACTGGTCGTAAGCAAGGCGGTGGAAAGGTTGCAGGCGTTCAAAGCCAATCACCGAGTGCAGTTCGTCGAAGAGAACAACGAGCAGCAGCTGGTAAATCCAGTAGTACCGGTGGAGCAATTGATCAGTTTGTTAAAACACAAACAGGTTCTAATCCTGTAACAATGAAAACAGAACCACAACAAAATCCAGTACCTCAAAAACAAAAACAACAGCGTCAAAGAAAAAAGCCAGCTGGCAAAGTAGGTGATGCAGATTGGAGTCGTAATGCACAGCCTAGTTTTGGCGAAGCATTAGAATACGAATATAATCTGTTACTAGAAGCGTTAAGTAAAGGCCAATTAGATAAAATTTTTATGGCAGCAGCACAAGATGCAGCCAAAGCCGGAGTTCAAGGAGTTAGCAGTAAAGCACAAGGCGGTGCTCAATCCGCCGGTGGCACACAAGCCGGAGCACAGGCTAGCGGTGGTCAACAACAGGGCGGAGCAGGAGCATCAGGCGGTGGCGGGGCTCTTGGAGGATTTGCTAGAGGTCTAATGGGTCAAGATGACAGTGAAGGTGATGGAAAAGTCAAAGGCACATTAAATGTTAATCAATTAGCTTCGCTGTTACCAGGAGTTGATCCAAAATTGTTAGCACAAGCAATTACAGTTGTACGACAAGGAAAAAATCCTTCAAGAAATCAAATGACAGCATTGGGAAATGCTATGATAGCAATTATTAAAGCTGACTCTCAAACAACTACTCAGGTAATGCAATTATTAAAAAGAGTTAGCCAACAATGAGATTTTACGAATTTGATTTAATTAAACCTAAACATCCCGACGAACTTGTAGATAAAGGTGTATCGGCTGCAAAATCTGTGGCTAAAAAGACTATCAGCGGAACTAAAAGTGCATTAGGCATGGCCGGAAAAGGGTTAGCTAAAGTAACCGGGATGGTATTTAGAGATTTTGATCCAGCCATGCAAGATCTTTACAAAGACGGTGATAGTAAACAAAATCAAACTCAAAAATCAGTATCTGACGACAGCAAAAAAAGATTTAAAAATACGTTGGGAAAAAGTTTAAACAATGAATTTTTAACTCAAGATGAAAGAAACGAATTAAAAATAGGTCTAACCCAGGGGTGGTTTCCAAGTATGCAATCACCTGAATTTAAAACAGCATTAGAAAAATTAATTAATAAAGAAAATCTTAACGGATCTGAATTAATATTATTAAAAAGAGTACACGCTAAACTTTTTTAAAAAAATGGTAGTCCTGTTTTTTTAGTAGTTTCTAAATTATCTTTTACAATTTCACCAATTATTTTACGTTCTTCATAACTGAGGTGCATTGCTTCGGTGTAAGACATCCCGCGCATGTACCAACATAATTTAAGTACATCGCGTTTTATTTCCAGAGCCTGTTTGTCTAACTGATCAACATACTGTAAGATCTCCGGCTCTGATAGCTCTAAGACCTTACCGCGAAAAAATTTGATTGATCCATTGTAATTGGGGTAGTAAACTCGTGTTCACAATGGCTACATTTAACTGATTGTGGTTTTAATTCGATTTCGTTTTTTAATTCACTTACATGTTCATGTATTTTTTCAAACACATCTTTAGAAGCATTGTTAATAAAATCAGTAATAAAGGTTCTGTCAACAACAGATCCTTGCGGGGTATCAATTCTAGTAATACATCCTGATACTAAGTCAACTGTTAAATTAGTTAACTTAATAAATCCAGTTTGAAATTTTTCAATTTTTTCTTCATCACTGATCGTTTCGTCACTAGCAATTTGAACTAATTTTTGTTGTTCAAGTGTTTGTAAACTGGCTTTGGTTATTTCTTTATAAGCATACGGACGAATTTTAATAATTAACGGATCAACATTAACAGTATCTCTATATTGGAAATTATCAAATTGACCTAACCATAGTCGAAGATTCATAGAATATTCATTTTCGCCTTTGCACGAAGGGCAATCAACGGTAATTTCCATTTCTTCGCCGTACGTTGCTAATCTTATTGCAATTAAACAAGCGTCAATATCGATAGATGGCATGTGCCATGGATCTTTAATAGCTGGAATACAACTTTTAATAACTTCAACGGTACTCTGTCCAGATAATAGTGCATCGGGAGTTTTAAACAACAGCTCGTCTTTGGCAGTCATTGCATATACAGGATATTCGTCATTTGCACTTCGATCTAGACTTCCGTCAGGATACCAATGACCACTGGACGGTAATTTAATCCAAATTTTTGGTTGTCTGTAAAATTGTGACAACGGGTTTACATTTTTTTGTGTAGGCTGCATTTCTGCCATTTTTAGTCTCCGATAAATACTATAAGCAGAATATTTATCTGCGCACTTTTTGTGGAAAATACATAATGGCAGTAATGATCGATATTCCTGGTGTTGGTAGCGTTGAAGCCAAAAACGCCGCTTCTGAACAGACTCTTAAAGAATTACTTAAGATTATGAAGAAGTGGGACCGCAAAATGGGCGGAGGTGGCGGCGGAGGCGGCAAGGGACCCGGCAGCGGAGGTAGTGGTGGCGGAAACGGCCCTTACGAAGAAAAAGGGGTTGTTGGACGTTCAATGAATCAGTTTGGATTAGCTCTAAATAGAGCCACCGGACTTACTATCAAACTTGCAGACGGTATTACTAACACACTAAGTCGATTAGCTAACATGGGTGACAGTGTTACAGGTGCAGCAGCAGTTTTTGAAAAAATTCCTATTATGGGAACTGTGTTTGCTGCTGTTGCAGGTGCAGTAGAAAAAACAACAGCCGCTTATCAAAATGCTTCACAATCAGGTGCAACATTTGGCAACAGTGTAAACAATTTTGCCGCAGCCGCTAGTGCTGCAGGCATGACAATGGCAGATTTTGGAAAATTAATTTCTCAAAATGGTGAATCATTACGATTACTTGGCGGCAATACAGAAAGTGGCGGAAAACGATTTGCAGACATTAGCAAAACATTAAGAGCTACCAGTCGTGACCTGTATAACATGGGCTATAGTACAGAAGAAGTTAATCAAGGATTAGCCAATTATACTAAGCTTACAGTACAGGGCGGTAGAAATACTAACATGACTAATGCACAGTTAGTTGATGGTACTAGAAAATATCTTAAAGAGATGGATCTGTTAGCCAAGGTAACAGGTGAAACTCGTAAACAACAAGAAGAAGCACAGGCAAAATTAGCATCAGATGCGCAATATCAAGCTGCTATGGCCGGCATGAGTAAAGAAGTAGCCGACTCTTTTAGAAACACTGTAACTGGTCTTCCCGGACCTCTAAGAGATGTTGCTAAAGATATTATGGCAACTGGTTCTGCAACAACGGAAGAAAGCCAACGTTTTATGTCAATGATGCCGCAGTCTGCAGAAATGATGAGGCAATTTGCAGAAAAAACACAGCGCGGTGAAGAAATTAGTCTAGCAGAGCGTAACAAACTTAACGAAATGTTACGAGTTGAAGGTCAACAAGCAGCGTCGCAGTATAAAGACATTGGTAGATTTAGTGCAGATTTTGCCAAACAAACAAATATGTTTACTGCTGCTGCCGGTATTGGAAAAAATGCGTTAGTAGATGGAGCAGTAGCACAAGAAGAAGCAGCTAAAACAACAGATGGTCAAGCCGCTGCTTTAGAAAGCATTAAACAACAATTAGCAGCCATTAGTAACGAATTTTTAATGATGCTATCTAGTTCTGGTATAATTGGAACAATGATGCAATTATTAGGAGCATTTGTTGCATTTGTTAGAGATTTTGTAGTACCAGCATTTCAAAATTATCTAGTACCTGCAGTCACGTGGATGGCAGAAACAATTATTAATTATGTGATACCTACTGTTAGATGGTTAGTAGAAGGTTTAATATATTTAGGAAAAACAGTATATGATTTCCTTGTTCCTATTTTTTCTTGGTTAGGAAAAACTATTAAACATGTAATTCATGATTATGTTGTGCCAGCAATGTTAACCATTCGCGACATAATCCAAGATTACTGGAAACCGGTATTATTAGGAGTTGCTACAATAATTGCTTATAAACTTATTCCGCAATTTATTGCTATGATACCGGCCTTGTTGACGCAGGCTGCAACTTATATTAGTACAGCAATAGCTGTAGCTGCGGCATGGTTACCTGCAATAGCAATGGCTGCATTAGTCATAGGAGCCTTTATGGCTATTAAATGGGCTATGGATAAATTTGGTTTAGATGTAGGAATGGTAGGTGACGGATTTAAATGGCTATGGAGTTACATTAAAGAATTTGGAAATAATCTAGTACGTATATATTACGAAATAATGGATAAAATCACAGTAGGTGATGAGTATAAAGAAAAAATAAAACAAAAAGAAAAAGATATTGCCGAAAATCAACTCGAACGAGAAAAATTAGAACAAGAAATATCTGACAGAAGAAAACGAAATCTAGCTGAAAGAGAGAGAATAGAAAACGAAAGAAAGAATGATCGATCAAAAGCGGCTGATGGAAAATATCTAGAAGCATTAACAGGGGTTAAGATGCCGAATTTTAATGGTCCAAAATTCGGCAATTATCATTTAGGTGGTGGCGGTGGCGGTGGCGGTTTCCTTCCCCCAGGCACCCAAATGCCAGGCGGTAATAGAACTATTGATGATTATAAACCGGGAGGTGCTGGCGCCGGAGGAGGTAGTAGTGCAGGCAGTCCGGGAAATATTGATCTTGGAAGTATGACCCCAGAACAATCTGCAAGATACGCTTATAGTCTAATGAATCCGTCAGCTGCTGGAGCAGATGCTCAAAGAAAACAATTAGAAGAGAAAGCCAAAACAGAAGCAGATGCTAAAGTTAAGGCAGAAGAGGATGCTAGAAAAAAATTAGAAGGTCAAAGAACATCAGCAGCACCGCCAGAATCTGCAGAATCGCTACTTGCTGGCTTAAATAACAAGATGGATCAATTAATTAAAATTAATAAATCAGTAGCCGATACTGCAAATAGTCAATTAACTGTACAACGAGGTTTAGGAAACAATGTGTTTGCATCGCCAACGATGGCATAATTTGGATAAAAAATGAGCTGGAAAAAATATTTTACACCTGTGAAGATTGATGGCCAAGGAGGTCAATTTAGTCCCCTTGGCAACGGAGGTGGAAAACCAGGTCCAGCTCGCACAAACTATTCAAATTATCTTCCTGATGTTTATGCAGGCACGCCTAATCGTGTAGAACGTTATATGCAATATAACACTATGGACATGGACAGTGAAATTAATGCTGCCCTCGATATTCTTGCAGAGTTCTGTACACAAAAGAACAGAGAAAACAGTACAGCATTTCAAATTTATTTTAAAGGTCAGCCTACTGCAACTGAAGTTAAATTATTAAAAGATAGTTTACAAAAATGGGCTAAAATTCAGCAATTTGAAAATAGAGTTTTTAAAATTGTAAGAAACACTTTTAAATATGGAGATTGTTTTTTTGTTAGGGATCCAGAAAATTTAAAATGGTTTTATGTTGATCCTGCAAAAGTTAGCAAAATTATTGTAAATGAAAGTGAAGGTAAAGAACCGGAACAATATGTAATACAAGATTTTAACTTTAATTTTAAAGAACTAGTAGCAACATCAATTCATCCCAACACCCACACCAGTCCTCAAGGTACTGCTAGTTATGTTAGCGGAGGTGCCCTTGGACGCGGCATGGTTGGAACAACTCCGCAAGCCACCGGAACTAGATTTTCAACGCAGGTAAACGAAGTTGCTGTTAATGCAAAAAACGTAATTCACATTTCACTAAGCGAAGGATTAGACAACAACTATCCTTTTGGTAATTCATTATTAGAATCGGTGTTCAAAGTCTACAAGCAGAAAGAATTACTTGAAGATGCTATTATTATCTATCGTATACAACGTGCGCCAGAACGTAGAATTTTCTACGTTGACGTAGGCAACATGCCAGCACATATGGCTATGGGGTTTGTTGAGCGTGTAAAAAATGAAATACATCAGCGTAGAATTCCATCATCAACAGGAGGAGCCAGTGTTATCGATGCTAGCTACAATCCGCTGTCAATTAACGAAGATTATTTTTTCCCACAGACCGCAGAGGGACGAGGATCCAAAGTTGAGACCTTGCCTGGAGGGACAAATCTTGGTGAAATTGATGATTTAAAATATTTTACAAACAAGCTATTCCGTGCTTTACGTATTCCAAGCAGCTACTTACCAACTGGTCCTGATGACAGTCAAATGTCATTCACTGATGGTAAAGTAGGTACAGCTTATATTCAAGAGTTACGTTTTAATGAATACTGTAAACGTCTACAGAGTCTCATTGTAGAAGAATTTGATTTAGAATTTAAAGTTTGGATTCAAAAACAAGGTATCAATATTGATAATAGTTTATTTGAATTAAAATTTAATGCGCCACAAAATTTTGCAGCATACCGCCAAAGCGAACTTGATAATGCGAGAATAACTAGTTTTACCGGATTACAAGAAGTTCCTTATATGAGCAAACGTTTTGCTTTAAAACGCTTCTTAGGATTAACTGAAGAAGAAATTAGAGAAAACGAACGTATGTGGAAAGAAGAAAATGGAGAGAAAGTTGCAGCAGCAGCAGATGCAGCTGGAGATATGCGTTCCATGGGAATTACTCCTACCGGTATTCAAACAGATATGGCTGATCAATCTGCTGAAGCACCCGAGGATATGGCTGCACAGGCCGCTACAGGTGCTGAAGCAGAAGCTGGTGCAGCACCCGAAACACCAGCCCAGTAATCAAAACAGATAAATACAAGATGAAACTTTTAGAGTTCTTTTATTTTAACGACAAAAATAACAATTACAGCATTGACCGTAGGTATAGTGCTGAAAATGACATATCTGTTTTGGAAAAAGATGATAACAGAAAAGTAAGGTTAACCTTTAAACAAATAAATTTGTTACGTATGCAAAGCGAAGCACACGAAGCAGAAAAAGAAGCCGAACTAGGATTTGTAAGACAGATGTATGGTCAGCCACCAATCGCAGAACAGCCCCAATAAACCCGCATTTGTATTAGGAAATGGACGTAGTCGTTTATCAGTTAATGTAAACGATCTTACATCAACCGGCATTGTTTTTGCCTGTAATGCCATATACAGAGAAGCATCAGTTGATCATTTAATTGCAGTCGATGTAAAAATGGTTAACGAAATAGTATCATCTGGATACAATCAAACTAATACAGTTTGGACAAATCCAAATAAAGGTATTATAAATTCTTCTAATCTTAACTTTTTTGATCCGCACAAAGGATGGAGTAGCGGTCCTACTGCACTTTGGTTAGCTGCAACTATGGGACACAGAGAAATATATATTTTAGGTTTTGACTTTGAAGGTGTTGAAGGCAAGTTTAACAATGTATATGCTGACACATTTAACTACAAAAAAAGTTGGGAAGTACCTACATTTTATGGTAATTGGGTAACACAGACAGAACGTGTTATTAAAGATTTCCCCTCAACTACTTTTTATAGATTAGTTGGAAATAAAAAATATTTTACACCTCCTGCATTGGCAGAGCAAAGAAATCTAATTCATATGAATTACAATACTTTAGCTACAAATTTTGGATTATCCCTACAAAAATCCTAAAAATGATCAAAAACAGGTCATTTAAAGCCAATTTATAATATTAGTATTAAATAAATCGACAGCCTAATTACCATTGAGGAGAACACACCATGGCAGATAAAACAACTCTTGAGCAAATGCTCGAGCACCTAGTTAATGGCGAAACAGACAAAGCAGATGAGCTGTTTCACGAATATGTAGTAGGAAAATCACGCGAAATTTATGAAGGTTTAATCGAGTCTGAAATCGAAGATGAACAGACAGAAGAATCTACAGAATCCGATGATGAAGCAGTAGAAGAAAATTTTGAAGATTTAGAAGTTTCCGAAGGAGACGACGAAGAAGGTGACGAAGAAGGTGACGAAGAAGGTGACCCAACTGATAGCTTAATGAAAGACTTAGAAAGCGAAGACGACGAAGGCGACATGGACGAGCCGGCTACTAAACAAGACGTAGCAGACGGATTCGACGAACTAATGGCTAAGTTTGATCAACTAGCATCAGAAGTTGGCAGCGGCGACATGGGCGATGACGACATGGGCGACATGCCAGATATGGATATGAAGGATGCGTTCGAACCAGAAATGGCAACTGTACGCGAATATGTAGAAAAAGTTGCTGGCGGGCACGGAGCTGAGAAAAAAGGTTCTGGCGAAGCAGCAGGTGCAAATACAAAAACACCAGTAGCAGGCAAAAATGATATGGGCGGTACAACCGCTAATATTGGTAAAGGCGGTGAAGGTTCAGATAAAGGAACTGCCGGCGGCCTAGCAAACAACAAACCACAACAAATGAACACTGGTAATATTAATGTACCTGGTGGAAAAGCAGGTGGTGCATTTAATAAAAAAGAACCAGGACACGGCGCTGAAAAGAAAGGCGCTGGTGAACAAGGCGGTACAAACGCAGCTAGTTTGTTCCGTAACAAGTAATCGGAGCCTTTGGTGAAAAATTACCTTAGCGAGCATCTGAGTTTTGACCAAGCTGGTCTAGTTCTTGAATCTGTCGAAGAGGGCGGAAACAAATCTTTACACCTTAATGGAATTTGTATTCAAGGTGATATTCGTAATGCGAATCAAAGAATTTATCCAGTCTCCGAAATAGGTAGGGCTGTCAAAACCGTCAATGAACAAATAGCTGGTGGTTATTCAGTGCTAGGGGAAGTTGATCACCCTGCGGACCTACGCATTAATTTGGATCGAGTCAGTCACATGGTAACAAAGATGTGGATGGACGGTCCAAATGGATACGGAAAAATGAAGATTCTACCAACTCCCATGGGACAGTTAATTTCAACCATGTTGCAGAGTGGAGTCAAACTTGGCGTATCAAGCAGAGGTTCCGGTAATGTTGCTGAAGACGGTAGCGGAAAAGTAAGTGATTTTGAAATTATCACAGTTGACATTGTAGCTCAACCATCCGCTCCCGGAGCATATCCAACACCGGTTTACGAACATATTATGAATCAAACAGGCGGTTATAAAGCATTTAATATAGCAAGGGAAGTACAAGGCGATCCAAAGGCACAGAAATACATAGCAGAGAATCTTAAACAGATTATCTCTAAACTAAAATAACGTAGGAGAATCACATGCTAGATTTAGTTAAACAACTCTTTGAAAATAATGTGATTTCCGAGGAAATGAAATCGGAGATTGAAACAGCTTGGCAAACAAGAATTCAAGAAAACCGAGATCAAGTTACAGCAGAGCTACGTGAAGAGTTCGCACAAAAATACGAACACGACAAAGCAACAATGGTCGAAGCAGTTGAAACAATGCTAGAAGATCGGTTGCAAGCAGAATTAGGTGAGTTGGCCGAAGACCGTCAAGGTTTAATTGAAGCTAAAGCCAAGTATGCTAAGAAAATGAAAGATGATGCTAAAAAAATGGAAGAATTCGTTCTTCACAAATTAGTATCAGAACTTTCAGAACTTCACGAAGATCGCAAGAGAGTAGCATCAAATGTTGCCAAATTAGAATCTTTTATTGTGGATAGTCTAGCCAAAGAAATAGCAGAGTTCCACATTGACAAAAAAGATTTAGCAGAAACCAAAGTAAAATTAGTTCGCGAAAGCAAAGCTAAATTTGCTGGTGTTAAGAAAGAATTCTTATCACGTTCTGCTGTGTTAGTTAAAGAAGCAGTAGAAAAAACTCTACGTTCTGAAATTGGCCAACTAAAAGAAGACATTGAAGCTGCTCGCAAAAATGACTTTGGTCGCAGACTTTTTGAAAGCTTTGCCAGCGAGTACGCTGCATCTCATTTAAATGAGAAATCTGAAACAGCTAAACTTCTAAAGGTTGTAAAAACCAAAGAAGCTGAATTAGAAGAAGCAGCAAAAATTGTAGCAGAACATCAAAGAATCGTTGAAAGCAAAGACAGAGAAATCCGCATTGCGAGAGATCTTGCTGTCCGTAAAGACATTATGAGTGAACTTTTAGGACCGCTTGCTGGAGACAAGAAAACAGTAATGAATGAGTTGCTAGAAAGCGTAGCAACCGACAAACTCCGCGGAGCATACGACAAGTATCTACCAGCTGTAATAGCCGGCGAAGCTCCTAAGAAGAAGGCATTGACAGAAGGCAAAGAAATTACAGGCGATAAAGAGGCACATACACAAAGCAGCGAAGGGAAAGCTGCTGAAATTTTCACAATCCGCAAGCTTGCGGGACTTAAAGTTTAAGGAGAACTAATATGTCAGAACTACTCGAGTCACGCTGGCAGGAAACCAAAGAGGCACTATTAGAAGGCCTACAAGGAACTCGTCGTTCAGTAATGGCCACTACTTTAGAAAATACCCGCAAGTATTTGTCTGAGAGTGCCACTGCTGGTGCTACTTCTGCCGGTAATGTCGCAACCCTAAATCGTGTGATCCTTCCAGTGATCAGACGTGTAATGCCAACAGTCATTGCAAATGAACTAGTTGGTGTACAACCTATGACTGGCCCAGTTGGTCAAATTCATACTCTACGTGTTCGCTATGCAGATAGCGGTAATAACGTAGTAGCTGGTGAAGAAGCATTCAGCCCATTTAAAATTGCTGCTGCTTATTCTGGTAATGATACTGATTCAACACCAAAAGCTAATTCTACTGCAACCCTAGAAGGTCAAGCAGGTAAGAAAATGAGCATTCAAATCCTCAAGCAAACTGTCGAGGCAAAAACTCGTAAGTTAAGCGCACGTTGGACATTTGAAGCTGCTCAAGATGCACAAGCCCAACAAGGCATTGACATCGAAGCAGAAATTATGGCAGCTCTTGCACAAGAAATTACTGCTGAAATCGATCAAGAAGTTCTAGCTTCTTTACGCACACTAGCTGGTACAGCAACAGAAACCTATAATCAGGCTGCTGTTTCTGGTACAGCTACATTCGTTGGTGATGAACACGCTGCTTTAGCTGTTCAGATCAATCGTGTTGCTAACTTGATCGCTCAGCGTACACGTCGTGGTGCAGGTAACTATGCTGTTGTTAGCCCATTTGCGTTAACAATTCTACAGTCTGCAACTACTTCTGCGTTTGCACGTACCACTGAAGGTACTTTCGAAGCACCTACAAACACCAAGTTTGTTGGTACATTGAACAGCGCAATGCGTGTTTATGTTGATGGTTACGCTGCTGATAGTACAGCAGTTCTAATTGGTTACAAAGGTTCTAGCGAATCTGATGCACCAGCATTCTATTGCCCATACATTCCGTTGATGAGCAGTGGTGTTGTGTTAGATCCGTCAACATTTGAGCCAGTAGTTAGCTTTATGACCAGATATGGTTATGTTGAGTTAACAAACGTAGCATCTTCTTTAGGTAACGCAGCTGACTACCTAGGAAAAGTTGATATTACTAGCGGTAACGTTAAGTTTAGCTAATCAACTAAAAACATTTTATATGTTTCAAAAAGGGTCTTTGGGCCCTTTTTGTTTGACTTAAATACCAGATGCAGGTAGAAAGCGAACAAGATTTTTCTGAATTGCGCAAGAGAATTCAAGAATGGCGTAAACGCTTTCCTATGTTTGTACACGATGTTCATAAAATTGAGCATATTATAGAACAGCATATTCAAAATTTTTCTATTGCAGGAGTTCATTATCGACAATCTAAAAGTAAAAAATATTTAGAACTTGCACAAAAAGAATTAGACGAAATTAATAGAATAATAACAACCGTTGAAAAATTGGAACTGATAGCATTACTATCCCAAAGATAAATACATTGTCTAAGTGAGCTTGCATAGGGCAAGACTTATGCTGTAACCCGCAGCGTAGACCTAAAACGTCATATTAAGGAGAAACAAATGGGACGTCCATTAAGAAAAGATGTAAACGGTGTTGATGTACTCAACACATACGCAGCAGCAAATACCGGTATTAGAGTTGAATTCCATGATGGTACATCACTAAGAACAGACGGTATTTTAATCAAACAACGTGGTGCAAAAACATTTGTTTGCGCTAGAATTGGAACTCCGACAGTATTAACTACCAGTGTTCTACAGAATACAACACCATCCGCAGTAGGTCAAATGAATCTATTTGGATATGTTGGTGGTAACGGCGGAGCAAAAGTAAATCTTGCAAAAATAACCAAGCGTGTTGCAACTGACTTTAGTAACAATAGATATACTTGGATTTTACAAAACGATAGTTCAAACGACTATATTGTATTAACAGCAATTTAATAAGAGATAAAAATGGCACAGGTAGTACAAACTAACGGCAACTATACAATCAAAACTGCTAGTTCTGGTATTATTAAATTAGATACCGGCGCCGGTACAGGCGAAGTGAGAGTTACAGGCAACCTTGTAGTTGACGGTACTACCGTAACCATTGAAGCTGAAAATATTAATGTACAAGATAATATTCTTGTTTTAAATGCCGGTGAAACTGCTAATGGTGTTTCTTTAGGATATTCTGGTTTTGAAATAGATCGAGGATATGCTGCCGGAAATACAACTATTATTAATGTTACCGGTGCATCATGGAGCAACGGTACAGCCACATTAACATTTTCATTAACTAATCCTCAACCATTTCAAGTTGGTGAAAGAGTTGTTATTAGCGGAATAAATCCATCGGGATATAATTTAGGTGGAGTTTCTGTGGAGTTGACAACAGCAAACACTGTGTCTGTGTCTTATCCTGTTACAGCTAATCCAGGTGCGTATGTTTCGGGCGGAGTTATATCGGGAAGTTCAGCTAATTCTAGAGCATCTTTTGCATTTAATGAAGCAACTGATACTTTTGAAATTGCAAAAAGAACAGGTCCGGGTGTTTATAATTTTTCGGACAGCGCCATTAAAACAAGATTTATTAGAACAGATCCTGCAATTGATGAAGGCGATTTAATTTTAATCGGTACCGGCAAAGGAGTAGTCAAGGTCACAGGTACAACAGATTATCTGACTGAAATTTTGTTAACTATTGCTAATCCAAGTAACCCGCCGGCATCTAGTGTAACAGCTACCTTGGCTGACGATATTTTAGCCAATGTAAAATATGTTAACTATGCTGTATTAAACAATCCAACGTATTTTTTAAGAGATAATGACACAACTGTTAGAGCATTGGACTCGTCAGATAAAGCAAATTTGTTTGGCGGTGGTAGCAGTAGAGTTCGTGTAGATGTTGATGGTGTTATTGTTGCTCAATTCTTTAGAGACAATCTTGAAATGTACGGGCTTAATTTTAGTCCTAATAGAATTTCGTCTACGAACACTAATGAAAGTATTACTTTAGAAGCCAACGGAACTGGTAGAATTGTAGTTAACGCACCTTTATCATTAGAAAATGAAGGGTCAACTCCGGCAACTCCGCCTGCTGGTAGAACATTAGTTTATTCCGCAACTCCGGGCACTGGAGATAGCGGTGTATTTTTTGTAAATACATCAAGAACTAACGAATTAACAAATAAAAATAGAGCATTACTTTGGAGTATGCTCTTTTAACGGACAAATATAAATGATTCAATCAACACTGTTACTTTCTGCATACGATACAACAATTTATTCAAGCACCAATACGAATGCAATTACCACAATGGTGTTCTGTAACACAGCTACCCCTGATCCTGCAGATGAATCAGTAAGAGCTGTATCTTTAGAAGTTCATTTAATTAAATCAACTAAAGCAAAACATGCTTCTAATACTATTATTAAAAATTTAATTATTCCTGCCGGTGAAACATTATTTTTTGATACTGAAAGAGTAGTGTTAGATAATGGTGATAGTATTCTAGCAACAGCAACAGGTACTAATAGACAGATTAGTATTACTGGGGTTAGTCAAGCTGCTCAAGCAGTTGTAACAGCAGTTGGACATAATTTAGAAGCAGGCAATTATATTAGTATTTCTGGAGTTGGAGGAATGACTAATTTAAACGGAAATACATATCAGGTACAATCAATTTTAACAACAGATACATTTACTATAAATGTTAACTCATCGGGGTTTCCAGCATATACAACAGGCGGAACCGTCGATGTTGGGTATTTGGCTGCAACTATTAGTACTCTAACAGTTTAATCATGAAATTTTTAAAGACCAAGAACATATCTAAATTTAGTGTAAGCGATAATGCTTACATTCAATATCCCTCTGGTCGTATAGATATAGATTCTACAAATAGTTTAAAAGTTCCTAAAGGCACTACAGCACAACAACCACAGATTAGTTTACGAACAGGTGGTATGATTCGTTACAATACCAGTTCTGGAGCAGGTGCTAATCCTGCTGCTACTGCAATTGGTTTAGAAATTTATCACGATGGTGCATGGAGAACAGTTAGATTGAAAGGCCCTAGTACAATTACTAAACAAACTTTGGGACCAGGTAATGCAACAGAAACTAAATTTGGCCCATTAACTTTTGTACCTGCCAGTGCAGATAACATAATTGTTTTGGTTGAAAACGTTATTCAAATTTCTACATCAAACTTTACCATAGTAACAAATCCAGTAGGATACCCATCCGGCACGTATCTTAATTTTTTATCCGCAGTTCCCTTAGGTAAAGAAATCACAATCTACTACGGTTTTGATCAGTAAAATCTATCTGCTCTTCCAATAAATAGTTAAAAGGAAGAAGTCATGTCAGATATCGGTAGAATTTCCGGCCCCATGCTTGCAGACAACCTGCTTAGACAGGATGTTGATCTCGCCTTTGATACAGACTTATTATATCTTGACGTAGGTCTTAACAGCGGTGCGGGAGGCATTGGTATCAATACCGATGCTTTCAGTAGAACTCTACAAATAGATGGTAAAACTCGTACAGTTGAATTAATTGCTCCTCGTGCCACATTAGAAGGCATTATTGTTGAAAATGATCAATTAAAAACAATCAACGGACCGTTATATCTGCAAGCGGCCGGGGGACAAAATGGTGTTATCCTTATAGATCGAAATGAAACAGATGATCTATATTTTGATGGTAATGTCATTGGCTCAAAAAATAGTAACGTTAATATTAATCTAGATCCATCCGGAACTGGCGATGTTAATTTTTATCAGCAATTGGATATTAACGGAAATCTATATCTATCTGGTAATATATTAGTTGACGGAGATGTATCTATAGGCGGACAAATTGCTATCGGTGCAGATCCTAATGATACCGTAGCAATTAATCCAGTATTCAGTCAAAATTTAAATCCGGCCACCACAGGTACATATTCTTTAGGAATTCCAAATTTTAGATGGCGAACAGCATATCTTTCAGATTATATAGATTTAGAAAATATTAGAATTGAAGCCAACACTATTAAAACTACTATCTCTAATTCTAACTTAGAATTATCTGGTAGTGCAACCGGCGGCGTTTTAG